GATTCAGGAAATCCAAACGGAGGAAGCGAAGAAGCCGTACAAAGGTGGAGTATGCGTCGATTATGATCCTGTTGAGGATGTTGCCTCACGCACGAGGATCTACGATGCGAACGGAAACATCACATACGACTCGCTGGAAGATTGCAACCCACAGGAAGTTCCTCATCCAGAGATAAGCCCCTTAACCAAAGAGGAAGAATCGATATCTGAGACGATTCCGAGATTTCGCCCTCGTGATTGCGTTCAATGCACAGCAATGAGGCCAACGCGATCAAGTTACAGTCGAGTGTATTGCACGAAGGGCAACACTCGATACATACGATGCGGATGGAAACCTTGCGGATATCTGTACAAGCAGGTCGAAGAATAGCCACAGGTTTACCATCTACGTGGTAACTACCAGCCATAGGGAATTGAGATTGTCGGGCTGTCGTGTAATCCTTTGCACATGGCAACAGCAGCGAGCTTACTTGCACTCATCGACGCAGCAATCGAAGCCCTCCTGACAGGTGGGGCGTCTTCGTATTCGATTGGGTCTAGGACGGTCACGAAGCTCGACCTAGGCATGCTCCTTGAGGAGCGTCGGCAACTACAACAGCAAGTCAATCGAGAGACGTCGAGCGGCGGAATTAGCCTTGCGAAAATGTCGAGATCACGCCGATGATTACTCGACTTATCGACAAAGCGATTGAAGCAGTAAGCCCGCTTCGAGCATTGCGACGAATGCAAGCCCGAAAGGTGCTTCGATCTTATCTAGGGGCAGAGCCTTCGAGAGTATCGAGCGGACGCACGCCAAAGAATCAACCAGCGGACACCGAGTTACTCGGCCCATTCGGAGCGGATCGGCTTAGGGCGTGGTCACGGGAGCTTGTCCGCAACAATGCCTACGCATGGGGCGTTGTTGACACCATAGTTTCATCCGTTGTTGGATGCGGGATTAAAGCGCAATCGGTCTTCGAGACTCCAGCCGGAGATGACATCGAAGAGATCAACGACCGACGCGACAGCGTGTGGGCGGAATGGTGCGAAGTATGCGACATCAATGGACAGTACACGCTTGAGGAAATCCAGTCGATTGCACAACGCGAAGTAGTCGAGGCTGGAGAGGTCTTGATTCGTAAGATTCGCACGCCAGGGCCGGTCTATCGCGGCATTTATCGGCCAGTGCCATTGGCGTTGGAGATCATCGAGGCTGACCGGCTAGCAGGTGATAAAGATAACTACGCATCGAGGCTTACGGCCAACGGAGAAAACCGGATCATTCGCGGAGTTGAAGTTGACGACACAGGCAGGCCGGTTGCTTATTGGATCTATCCCGATCACCCATTGCAACCATACTCCTACACTCGAGAGCCTGAGCGAGTTCCAGCGTCGGAAATCATGCACCTGTTCCGCAGGGAGCGAGTGGGTCAGACGCGGGGCGTTTCGTGGTTTGCTCCAGTCGTTGCGGCGATCCGTGATTTAGGCACATACCTCGACAACGAACTGCAAGCATCTGCGGTCGCGTCATGCTTCACGGTCGCCATTAAAACCGAAACTCCTTTGGGTGATCTAGCGGATCCAGACGGCGGGAGTCCAGTAGATTCAGCGGGTAACAAGCAGCGATACATCGAGCCGGGCATGGTGATGGAGCTAGCTCCAGGCGAAAGCGTCGAGGGTATCAATCCAGGCCGACCGGCAACAGGTGCGGAGCCTTGGATTGCTTTAATCCTTCGGCAGATTGCGGTGGGCACGGGATTGTCTTACGAGACCGTAGCCCGCGACTATTCGCAGACGTCCTACAGTTCGAGCCGTACGAGTCAGCTCGAAGACCGAAGGCGGTTCCGTTGTTGGCAGCAATACTTGATTCGGCACATGCTCCAACCAACTTGGGACGCGTTTTTCGATGCGGCTTCGATTAGCGGAGTTCGAGGGTTTCCAACTCCGATCGACTTGCTGTCAGATCGACGCAAAGCAAGCCCGGTCGAGTGGCAGACCCCTGAATGGGAATGGGTGGATCCGCAGACCGAACAGGCATCGGCAAAAGATGCAATCGATTCGTTCATGAGCGACTACCAAACGGAACTCGGTTCCCGTGGTCGATCATGGCGAGCGGTCTTCTATCAACGCAAAAAAGAGCAAGACCTAAAGAAGAAGCTTGGATTGCTCACGCCACAAGAACAGCAACTGGCAATCAGTGCGGCTCAGTCGTCTACTCCATCGCCTCAGACGCAAGAGGTTGTAAGCGAGGTTGCTAATGCCCTATAGCACGAAGCAAACCGAGGCTTGCCCTATATCGCGTCCGTGGGGTGTCGTTAAAGACGATACCGCCCAGTTGATGGGTTGCCATGCTTCAGAGGATGCGGCTGGCGATCAGGTCGCGGCATTGTACGCAGCGGAAGAGATCGAACGAGCGAAGTACGACGACATTGACTTTACTCCACCTGAGGGCGTACGCGAAGAGGCCAAGCAGGGCCTCGAATGGAGACGCGAACACAATCGCGGAGGGACTCCGGTTGGTGTTGCAAGGGCCAGGGACTTGAGCAACGGCAAGGCGATGAGTCCAGATACTATCGGACGCATGGTCAGTTACTTCGCAAGGCACGAAGTGGACAAGCAAGGCGAAGGATGGAAGCCAAGCCAAAAGGGCTTTCCCTCAGCCGGTCGGATTGCGTGGGCGTTATGGGGCGGAGACGCTGGAAAAACTTGGAGCGAAAAGGTGCAACGACAAATGCAAGCAGCAGATAAAGTCGAGCGTATCGCAGCAGTCCCAAAGATTCAGCGAGCATTCGCAGCACCTAAAGACGGTCGAGCAGTCATTGCAACCGAGACTCCGATTGAAATCTACGACGAACAACGCGGTCGCATGGTTCGCCAAGTGTTACTGATGGACGGCGTCCAGTTCCGCAACTCAAAGAATCAACTGCCTATTGTCGACTCACACAACGACAAGACAGTCCGCAATGTCTTCGGATCGATTCGCAACATCGAAATCCAGGATGGCGAGTTGATCGGCGATCCTTCATTCGCATCGGATCCAGAAAGCCAAGTCGTAGCGACTCGATACCAAGAGGGGCATCTAAACGACTTCTCAATCGATGCGGTAATCCTTAATCGCATCTACATCCCTGAGGGGCAAGCATACACAACGAAACGTGGCGTTGTAGTTGAAGGGCCAGCGGAGATTGTTACCGCTTGGGAGCCTCACAACGCGTCGATCTGTGCAACGGGTGCAGATCCTAATTCCACGGTTAGACGGTCTTATGACCAAGCAGAAAGGCAGGAAGGCATGGATGAGCAATTGATGGCTCAACTCTCGTCTCTTGGTCTACCCGAAGGTATGACCGATCCAAACGAGATCATCAAGTGGATGGCCGATCACATGGCAAAACCAGAACTCGAAGTCGAGTTGATGGAAGGCATGGAGAAGCCATCGGAAGAAGCGACCAGGGCGGAAGGCGAAATGCCTAAAGAGCCTGAGGTTGTTCGAGCGGAAGACAAAGTCGAAAGCGAAGTTGCTCGACAACTGAAAGCAATCGACGAGCGAAAGAAATCGATTTACGCAGCGGCCAAACTAGCGAAGGTTGAGCGTGCCTTTGCTGATGAGTTGGTTGACTCCGGTTGCTCCTTGGAAGACGCTCAGCAAAGGATTATTCGACAGATGGCTAATCAACCAATTGGCAGCAGCGTCACCGTCACCGAATCGGAACACGATAAGTTTGAACAAGCCGCTAAGGCTGGCTTGGTTCAACGTTGCTTCCAAGGGAACATCCAACGCACCAAGGCACCGACTGCCCAAGGCGATGCTGAGTTTCGCAATGTCGGACTGTACCGACTTGCCGAAGAATGCGTACGTCGAATGGGCATCGACCCATTGAAGCACACCAAGGGCGACGTAGCACGAATGGCGATGGGTCACGCCGGGACGTTTAATCGTCTCAAGGTTCGCCGATCCGATGCGTATCACACGACCGGATCATTCCAGAACATCCTCTCAGACGCGGTTAACAAGACCCTCCGAGCGGCCTACGACGAGGCCCCGTTCACTTGGGCTCTATGGGTTCGGCAAGCGGCTAGCGTTGATGACTTCAAAGCGATCAATCGCGTTCAACTCTCCGAGTATCCAAACCTGGAAATGGTGCCTGAAGGCAAGAGTTACCCTGAGAAAGGCTTGAGCGATCAGAAGAAGAGCTACAAGGTTGACAAGTTCGGTGCGGAATTCTCAGTCACTTGGGAAACCGTCATCAATGACGACCTCGATGCACTCTCCCGCATCCCCTCGATGCAAGGGCAAGCGGCTCGACGCACTCAAGAGCGAGTTGTTTACGACACGTTCTTGAGTAATCCAACGATGCCGGATGGTTTCGCCTTGTTCTCTGCTTCGCACCCAAGCGGACGAAACATTACCAACACGACTCCAGCGGCTCCGAGCGTGACGACCCTTAACGAAGCATTCCGCTTCATGAGTTTGCAGACTGGCCTTAACGGGTCGATCCTCAACCTCTCGCCAAGAGTGTTGCTAGTTCCACAGAACTACGCATCGAACGCGTTGGAGTTGGTTAACAGCCAATCCTACGCACAGAGCAACGGCAACGAAGGCGTAGTCAACATCTACGGCGTCAATGGCGTACGGCCTTTGTCGGTCGTTGCCACTGCGTTGCTCGATGCGAACAGCACCACCAACTGGTACGCAATTGCGGACAACTCCCAAGTCGACACGATGGAGCTTTCGTTCTTGAGTGGCGAAGAAGCCCCGGTACTTGAGAACGATTGGGACATGAGTCGAGACGTTTACCTTTACAAGGTGCGTCAGACCTTCGGTTGTGCGGTGATCGATCATCGCGGCATCTTCGGTAATCGCACCTAAGCGACTACCTGATTAACACACGGCCCCGGCTCAATTGGGTTGGGGCCTTTCACCAACGAACAAGCAAAGCAAAGGAATTGATGATGAGTGACATTCGAGACTTTCAGATTTTCTACGACGACTTCAACGGGGCGGTTGCATCGCTTCCAACCTCGGCGGATCCAGCAACGCCTTGGCTAGTCGACGATACTTCCTCAGCGGGTGCGCCGGTCTACACCAAGGGCACTTCGGAACTTACCGTTACCCTGGCTGCAACGAATGAGATCGAGAACGTAGCCCCACACTTCGGCGACGCCTTGGATTTCGATATCGACTTGGTTCAGCGAGTCGAGATGCGAGTGAAGATCGGTGCGGCTACCTTCACCAGCGGATCGATTCTCTGCTTCGGTGTTGGCTCGGCACGTAACGATACGGCCGACAGCGTAGCGGCTAACGCATGGTTCCGCATGGAAGGTGCAAATAGCACCAGCCTTGTCTATGTCGAGACTGATGACGGGACGCGGGATAACGACGACGTTTCCAGCGGGACGACATTGGGCACGACCTACAAGGAATTCGTGATCGACTTCACTGGCGGAAAGCAGGACGTCAAGTTTTACATCGACGGACGCCGAGTCGCAACCGGCACGACCTTCGATATGAGCGGCTATAGCTCTGGGTTGCAGCCGATCATCCAACTCCAGAAGGCCGCGAATACAAACGTGGATTCGGTGGTTGTTGACTACGTCAAGATCACTTGCAAGCGAGCCTAGTAAGTGACGCTTCACGACCTGATTAAGCAAGATGCCGAGAGCGTATTTTGCAACGCTGACGACTTCGCTGAATCGATTGTTTACTACAAAAGGAACGGTCGATCCAGGGAGATCAAGGCGGTTGTGATACGCGAAGCACTCGGCGTCTTGCCTGAGGATGGAAACGTTGTTTACCCTCTATTTGAGGTACACGTTGCCAACGATCAGTCGAGCGGAATTGCAAGCGACGAAATAAACTTAGGCGGGGACGAATTGGCGTTTCCGAATCGCGTAGGTGAAGCACCGAAGCGTAGGTCGATCCTGAAACTGTTGAGTCACGACGAAGGGATGCTAGTTTTAGAATGCCGGTAGCAGTTGTCGAATCAATAGCACTCGAACTGAAATCGCGTCTTGATGCGATGATTGGTGCCAACGGCTACCAAACTGAAATTTGCGAAGTGCAAAGACCGGCTAGATTCGCAGACTTCACGCCGCGAAACAACCAGATAGTTTTGACGCAAGGGCAGCCGGAAAGAGTGCCGGAACTTGACAGGCCAGGCGAACCACCGTCGAACGCATACAAGCAGCAGTTCTTGATTCATTGCCATGTGATGCAGGACGAGCGAAACACGGACGCGATAGACTCGCTGCTCAATGCGTTTCATGCGGACGTCATCAAGGCGGTCGCGTCGGGTTCCTCGACTTGGCATACCTTTGGAGGCTATGCAACGGATGCCCAATGGCAAACGGTAAACTACATTCAGGCGGACGGCGGAATGGATGGGCTACAGATCCCATTGAACATCACCTATCGAGTTTCCGAAGACGACATGACGGAGCTGCGA